GAGAATACGTAATAATTTCATAATATAAGACCCCCCACTTGGCACGCTTCTTGCATGCACCCAAGCGGGAGGCCTTGGCTCTGGGATTGGTATGAACATCTGACAATAGTATTATAACGCATACGCTGTGATCTTGTAAAGGGTGCAAAATTTTTTGCACTATTTACAAGTATTCTTGAACAGTATATAATTGTTATTAGGAGGTGATAGCATGGATTACAAATACTACAAGGATAAATATCGAACTATATCTATAAAGCTGGACCGTGAAAAGGACGCTGATGTTATAGCGATCCTTGACAGCATGCCGGAGGGCGTCGGGCCTAAGGAGTGTATTGTTGCAGCGCTGCGCACTGTCGGCGTAATGCTGGGATTTACAGAGGGGAGGCGTTCATAATGGCTAAATTATATTTCCCTTTCCAGATCCACGACATGCAACCGGCAGATATACGATCTGCATATATTAAACTGCGTAAGGCTGCCAACCAACGCCTGACCAGAATGGAGCGCGCCGGACTTGGCACAAAGGGTTCGTGGAGATTCCCTAAAGTTAAAGATCTCAGCGAAAAGCAGATGGAGAAGGCTCTGGCCGAGGCCTCTCGATATATGCGGGATCCGCGGCACACGGTACCCGGTGAGCGTAAATTCATGCGGGACGAACTGCAAAAGCTCCATGAAGAATATGGTTATGATTGGATTAACGAGTCCAATTTTTACGACTTTGTGGATTTTATGGACGATCTCAGAGAGCAATACGGCAATAAGGCTTTTGATAGCGGAGACGCTGCTGACGTTTTCAATAACTCTCAAAAGATCGGAATAGATCCTGAAATTGTTAAAGAAAACTTTGATTATTTTGCTGAAAATTTATCAGCGCTTGAGCGCATGAAGCCCGCAAGGAGCGCCGGAGGCGCTACGCTGCCGGCCATTAAGCGCAAAATTAAAAGGCTATCATGATATATAATATAAATAACTTTGATTACAGTTTAATATCAAAGGCGAAAAGTCAACGACGGAAAAAAGGCAATCAGGGCAAGAGGGACACCAAGCGCGTATATAAGGATCTTATATGCGCTTTCGATATTGAAACGACTAATGACCGCGAGAGCGTTCAGGCTTTTATGTACGTGTGGCAATTTCAAATCAATGATATAACGATCATGGGCCGGACGTGGAACGAGTTCATAACAATGTTGCAGCGCATGGCCAACGAGCTGAACCGAGATCAATATGTTGTGATATTTGTTCACAACCTGAGTTTTGAATTTCAGTTTTTGCGCGGGATTTATGATTTTACCAAAGAAGAAGTGTTCGCCGTCGATTCGCGCAAGGTCCTTAAGTGCGAGATGTTTAACCACTTTGAGTTACGTTGTAGTTATCTTCAAACAAATATGAGTTTGAACGAGTTCACGCACAAGATGGGAGTTCAGGACGTCAAGCTGTCCGGCGAGGATTTTGACTATAAAAAAGCCCGCTACCCATGGACGCCGCTAACCGATCAGGAGTTACAATACTGTATCAATGACGTTAAGGGTCTTGTGGAAGCCATGCGGATCCAGATGGAACTGGAGCATGATACATTTTATACGCTGCCGCTGACGTCAACCGGCTATGTAAGGCGAGACGTTAAAGCAGCAATGCGCCACTATAACAGGCAGGATCTAAAGGATATGCTGCCGGATTATAACGTGTTTTGCATGCTCCGGGAGGCTTTCAGAGGCGGGAACACACACGCAAACCGGTATTATGCTAATTACATATTGCATGATGTCCACAGCAACGATTATGCCTCAAGTTACCCCAACGTTCAGATAAATTGCCGTTTCCCAATGTCGCCATGGATCCGTGAAGATGGCATGAACCTTGACCGTTGTCTTTTAAAGATATACAAGCACAAGCGGGCCTGTTTAATGCGCGTCAAGTTGTTCGATGTTAAATTAAAAGATCCCATGTGGGGCGCGCCGTATCTGGCAAAGGCTAAATGCCGTAATATTAAGAATTGCGAGAACGACAACGGCCGTATACTTTCCGCAGATTATCTTGAAACTACTTTGACAGATATTGACTTTAAGATCGTACTTGATGAATATGAGTTCAGTTGGATCGAGTTCACGGACTTTTACCACTGTCGTTATGGATTACTTCCCAAACAATTGCGGGAAACTGTATTGGAATACTTTCGGAGAAAAACAGAGCTTAAAGGCGTCAAGGGAGAAGAGCTTTATTATATGAAGAGTAAAAACAAACTTAATTCAGTATATGGCATGAGCGTTCAATCACCCGTTAAACAGTCAATAGATTTTGAGCATGATTTTATATTGCGTGATGACGATGAAACCGAACTTTTAAACGCTGCCAATAAAAAGGCTTTTATGTCTTATGCCTGGGGAGTATGGACGACAGCACACGCACGCGCAGAGCTGGAAGAAGCTATTAAGATGTGCGGAGATCGCTTTGTATACTGCGATACAGACAGTGTAAAATATTTAGGATCCATCGACTTTGATTCTTTCAACGCTAAAAAGCGCCGGAGATCTGAGGAAAATGGCGCCGTTGCTACAGATCCGGCAGGCGTCAAGCATTATCTTGGAGTTATGGAGCATGACGCGGATTATTCTGAGTTTGCAACCATGGGCGCTAAAAAGTACGCGTACAGATACCCGGACGGCAAGCTGGGCATAACTATTGCAGGCGTTAATAAAAGCAAAGGCGCGGAAGAGCTGGAGGCGGCCGGAGGCCTGAGCGCCTTCAAAGAGGGTTTTGTATTCAGGAAAGCCGGAGGAACCGAGAGTATATATAACGATGTTCCCGCAATAGATCATATTATCAGAGAGGGAAAGAGGATTCCTATAACTTCCAATTTATATATCAAAGATTCCGAGTATACTTTGGGAATTACCGGCGAGTATTACAGGATCCTGCAGCATGCTAACGTATGGCGTGAAATATTTTTGAAAAAATGGTAAAAAGTACTTGCAAAGTGTTCTTGAATACATTATAATAAAGACAGTTAGAACAGCACTATAATATGGAGGTATGAACATGTTAGTAAAATTTGGAAATACAGAAATTGACATCAAGGTGAGATCTACAATAGGAAAAGGCGAGGACTTTACAGATCTGGAAACATTTTATTTCCTTAACGAGTTATCAATAATGGCGCAGAATTCTGCAGAGTATCTCAGATCTAATGGCTTCTCAGGTTTGGCAAACAGTCATGAGGCCAAAAGCTGGGAAATATACAACCAGCTTAAAGCAGCGGGACATTATAATAAGGAGGATGAATAAGATGTTAACCAGAGAATTTTTAAAGCACGTTTCCCCTACAATGCGGGTAGTTATCTGGGATCTTGACGCAGTCCCAGGTAACAACAGAAAAGAGGACGAAGCCGGCGCGCTGGCTATCGCACACCATTTTGACTATGACAGCGTTGTGGAAGATTTTGCCATAACGCCTGATATGGTAACTATATTTATTAAAAGAAAATAGGAGGACAAGACAATGAAAATTATCAACCAGTTTCCCAACGAACTCAGCAAGCGCGACGCGTACAGACTGACAAAGGCCCAGAGCGTTAAGAAGATGAGCGAGGCCGCAGGATCCGTATTAAATCCCAGTGCGTGGGTATTATTTGAGGATCTGAACAGCAAGACCGGAGAACTTCAGACCGTTCTGGTGTTAGAGGATAACGGCGAGATGTTTGCGACAGTTTCAAAAACATTTATCAAGGAGTTTTGCGATGCGTGCGAGGCTTTCGACAACAATCCCGGAGCGATCAAGGTTATCGAGGGAACTACTAAAAGCGGGCGCAAGTTTATTACTTGTGAGTTAGCGTAAAGGACGGAGGCGGGACAATATCCCGCCTTTTATTTAGGGGAGGTATTAAATGATGTTTGACATTTTGTATCATGTATTTTGCGAAACCGGTCTACCGGTCGTTGCGCTTTTATCGCTGGGCGTTGTGCTGGGCGTTCTTATGCTGAAGGATTAGTGATGTGAAAGTGAGAGAATATTTACTTGAGGACGCTATAAATCCTGCGGGCGGTTTATGGATCAAATGCAAGGACGATAAAGATTGTGTTTTCTGTGTTCATTGCACTGATGTTTATTGGGATTATACCAACTTAATATATGCGATCAGGTGTGAGGAAGGACACGACCCATATAACAGACCTTGCAGATATTTTAAAGAGGAAGGAGAAAACCGGTGATCACTTTACAAGGCTTTTTAAATATGATAATAGGGCCTGCGTTTACATGGGTCCACATTATGGATCCATTGACGTATAAAGAATTATCCCGCGGTTATGTTGACGATCTACTTAAAGAACACACGCAGTTTATACAAAAGTTTGAAGTCGTATCGTTTTACACGGTGCGAGAGGTCCTTTATATCAATGTTAGGAGAATCAAATGAACAATAAAATTTATCTTCCCTCCGGGTATTTAAATATCCGGGGGATTTTGTCATATAAATGCACATTTAACTTTATAGTCGGAGGTCGTGCCACCGGCAAGACCTACGGCGCACTTTCAACGGTCCTTGAGGATAATATAAAATTTATGCTGATGAGAAGAACACAAGCACAGGCGGATCTGATAAACAAGCCGGATTTTTCACCATTTAAGCCGGTGTGCGATGATAAACACATTGAGATCACGACGGCGAGCGTATCAAAGTACAACGCCAAGTTTATGCTTGATGATGAAACTATTGGATATACTTGTGCGCTGTCAACTATCGCCAATATGCGAGGGTTTGACGCGTCGGATGTTAAATTACTGATATATGATGAGTTTATACCGGAGCGCCACGAAAGACCCATAAAAAGCGAGGGTGCGGCATTTCTTAACGCGTATGAAACTATGAACCGTAACAGGGAGTTAAAAGGTAAGAGGCCTTTAACGGTTTTATGTCTTGCAAACGCTTTTGATATAGCTAATCCCATATTTTTAGAACTGGGCCTTGTGGGGATCGCCGAAAAGATGAAACAAAACGGACGCGAGTTATATATTGACCGCGATAAGAGTATTTTAATATTGCTGCCGGATAGCAATAAAATCATGAAGCAGAAAAATGAAACTGCACTATATAAACTCACAGAGGGATCCGAGTTCAAGGCCATGGCACTGAATAATGATTTTATATATAACCCCACAGAAAATATTAAATCATTGCCGTTAAGAGAATTCAATCCCGTTGTTACGGTGGGAGAGATCACCATATATAAGCATAAATCAAAACGTTTATATTATGTGTCAGAACATAGGACCGGAAACCCGCCAACGTTTACTACCGATGAAATAGGATTAAAGCGCTATATTAAAAACTACGGCATGCGCTTTTACAGGCTTTACATGCAGAATTGTTTTAAATTTGAAAACATGTTGACAAAAAGTCTTTTTGAATTATATAATATATAAGAGAGGCCGGGGAGCGCAAAGGCAGCCTCGGAAGGGCGCGCGTTTCCTTGCCTGGGAAACTAACCCCGGCCCGCTATACAAGGAGGCTTGGCCATGGATTACGATATTTTGATAAATGCAATATCAACAATTGGCTTTCCGATCGTTGTCGCTTGTGCGCTTTTCTGGTACATCAATAAACAAAATGAAAACCATAAAGAGGAAATAAACGCGCTGCGTGATACCATCGGAGAGAACACGAACATACTTCACGAGTTAAAGGAATTAATCAAGGTGATCGCGAAATGAGTATATATTTTAAAGGTAACAAAGTTTCGAAGCACTTCACAGCTTCCGAATATAACCACGATAACTCTAAAGATGTTTTTATGAATTCTGACACGCTTGTGTTTATAAGCTGCATTGAAGAGTTCAGAGAGTGGACCGGCCGCAGCATGTATGTTACGTCATGGTTCAGGGATCCCGCTGTAAATAAGGCGTGCGGCGGTATTTCCACATCAAACCACTTGACAGGAACCGCAATGGATTTTTATTATAAAGATCAGAAAATGACCGATGAGACCCGCTTTATAAGGCGCGCTATCAAATGGGGCGAGATATGCAAAGCTCACGGAGTAATAGGCGAAGCCGGCTTATATAGTGGTTTCTATCACTTTGGGATCCAGAACGCTGCGCAGGCTGCGGCTAATAACTATAAGTTTATGCACTGGGACAGCAGAAGCGGAACCCAGATCAATAAACCTTTTGCAGTTTTAAACGTTTTTTAGGAGGACAAGGAAAAATGACAGTAGAAGAAATTTTGAAATTGGGCGCTATGGGCTACACAAAGGAAGATATAGAGGCCATGAGTGCGGATCCGGAACCTGCAAAGGATCCTGAACCCGCTAAAGAACCGGAACCCGTAAAGGAACCGGAACCCGCAAAGGAACCCGCCGAGGATCCCACAAAGGACCTTTTGAAGTTTATGGCAGGGGAATTTGAAAAATTACAAAAGTCTATTCAGGACGCTAATATTTTGGGGTCCAACATTGAACAGCATAAAGAAAAAACGGCGGAAGATGTATTAGCGGAACTGATCGCGCCGCCAAAGAAAAAAGGAGGTAAATAATTATGAGTGTTAACAACATGAATTTTGAACAGGCCGCGACATTACTGAACGCCGTTCATTCTCAGGTTACCGGCAAGACCCAGATCGCGCCGGCTGATGTTTCTGAGTTTATTTCCGTAGCTCAGAAAACTTTAAAAATGGGCTATGATCCCGTTCTTAATGCAATTTCTCAGGTGGTAGGCCGTACGATCTTTTCAATGAGGCCTTATGGTGCAAAGTTTGGAGGGATCCAGGCAGACGCGCAGAAGTGGGGATCTATCACCAGAAAACTTGTACTTGCAGACAAGCCCCTTGAGGATAACCAGGCGTTTAACCTTGTAGACGGCCAGAGCATTGACATGTACGCAGTTAACAAGCCCCAGGCCCTGCAGGTCAACTTTTACGGCGCTCTCGAATATTCCAAGAGTTTCACGATTTTCCGTTCACAACTGGACAACGCTTTCAAGGGACCAGATGAGTTTGGCCGCTTTATGGCAATGGTTACACAGAACGCTCTTGATATGATCGAGCAGACAAAGGAAAGCTGCGCGAGACTGACCATTGATAACTTTATTGCCGGAAAGATCGCAGCAAACAACGGTGTTATCCATCTTCTTACAGAATACAATCAGGACGTCGGTGGATCCTACACAGCTACAACGATCAAAGCGGCTGCAAACTGGAAGGATTTTGTTAAGTGGGTATATGCAAGGATCGCGACCCTTACCGGACTGATGACAGAAAGATCTGAAGAATACCAGATCAAAGTTACCGGCTATGACATCAACAGACACACACCTTTTGAAAATCAGAAGGTTTACCTTTTTGCAGATATCCTGAACGCAATTGACGCAAGAGTGCTTGCAGATACATATAACTACAAGTTTATCGAATACGCAGACGTTGAGGCCGTTGGCTTCTGGCAGTCCATCGAGACAAGGGACGAGATCCAGATAAAGCCCACATATCTGCAGGCCGATGGAACACTTACAACCAGCCAGAACGCGATAACTCAGGGTGATATCATGGGTGTTATCTTCGATGATGAGGCGCTTGGATATACGACATTTAACGAGTTCAGCGGCGTTACACCGATGAACGTTCGCGGTGAATATTGGAACCAGTATTTTAACTATGTTATCAGATATTGGAACGACTTCACAGAAAAAGGCCTTGTCCTGCTTCTGGATTAATTCCGGAGTTGTACTATTATATAGGGCGGGGAATATCCCCGCCTTACTCATAGGAGTTTAAAAATGTCTTTTGTAGTAAAATTTTACAATTTTGAAAAAAGAAATAACTCAGTAAAAAGGCCTGATGACGACGTACCGCATACTGATTATAATTGCAGGGTCCTTAATGGTACAGGGATATTAAACCCCAAGATCGAGCTTGATATTGGTTTAACGGCTAATCCGGCAAGATTTAATTACTGTTATATCCCGGACTTTCAGCGTTATTATTATGTGCGTGAGTGGAGTTTTGACCGTGGTTTGTGGATCGCTACATGCAATGTTGATGTTCTTGCGACGTATAAGAGGCGTATAGGCTTAAGCTCTTTATATGTTCTGAGAGCCTCCGGCAATTATGATGGAAACATCATTGACAATTTGTATCCATGCAAAACTAACTGTAGTTATCACACGGACCTTTTGAACGTGCCATACACTACCGGGTGTTATGTGCTGGGTGTTGTGTCAAAGCTGGGCGCTTATGGATCCATAGCATATTACGTTATGGACTCCGCAAACATGGCGCGGTTCGTTCAGGGGTTAATGGACACTGTCAGCACTGCAAACGGTTTCAGTCTTAATGACGCGTCAATGGCGTTGCAGCTTTCCCTTGTGGATCCTATACAGTATATCAAATCGGTCATGTGGTGTCCGTTCGATATGTCAGATCTTACCTATACAGCAGCAAACCAGCTTGATATATTCAACTGGACGCTTAGCAATGTATCTTGCGGCATGATCTACGGAAAGACACTTTCCAAGACATATACTTTCAATATTACAAAGCACCCGGACACTGCGAGCCGTGGGAACTACGTTAATACTAAACCCTATACTAATATTACGCTGAACTTCCCACCGTTCGGAAATATCGAGATCGATACCACTGTAACAGGCACAGCCTCGACGATCTCACTTGAACTTGACTATGATATTTTTACCGGATCAGGACAGCTTAGAGTCAAGGCCAACGGTATAGTATTAAATCAGATCAATACGCAGTTAGGCGTTCCGGTACAGATCTCGCAGGTAACGCGCGATTATCTGGGAGCAGCGCAGAGCGTAGTTTCCGGCGTTGGTTCTGTTGTTTCCGGCGCTTTAACTGGTGGCGCAGGCCTTGCGGCCGGTATCACTAACGGCATTAACGCCATAGGTAACGCAGCGGCTTCGATGATACCGAGAGCCAACAGCTTAGGAGGCGTTGGAAATTATTCTGTATTGAATTACCAGCCTCGACTTGACTATCAGTTTTTCAGGCCTGTTGATGATGACATCAGTCATAACGGGCGGCCGTTGTGCAAGGTGGTCCAGATCAATCAACTTGCCGGCTATATTCTGGTACAGGACGGCGATGTTATAACAGACGGCACATCGGAAGAGGACGCTATGATAAGGCAATACCTTGAATCAGGGTTTTACTTTGAATAAGGCGGTGAGAATATGGCAACATATACACCGAGGTTAAACAGTCAGGGAATCGCCGGATCACGCTGGTATGAAACGCAGAACCCTTTTTATTTAGCAGGCTTCGGTATGCCTAACTGTACGGCGTACGCTTTTGGCCGTGCATGGGAAATCGCGGACCCTAATAATCAGGGTATCAACTACCCGCCATTATCAACAGGAAACGCCGAGGACTGGTATAACCACGCTGATAACTGGCCGAGAGGATCCACGCCGGCGCTGGGCGCTATCGCCTGTTATGCTGATGGTATCTTTTCCGGTGATGGTCATGTTTGCGTAGTTGAGGAAATAGACCAAGCTAATAACCGTTGTCTTGTTTCGGAGTCCGCTTACAATGGTTATTATTTCAGGGCCACACATTATATTAGTTATAATGGGGATTACGGCTACGGCGGTTATGTATTTCAAGGCTTTATATACAATCCTTATGCCGGAACCGAGCCTGGGCCTCCGGGACCCGGACCTACTGAAGGCTTCGACATCTGGAAGTTTAAGCATTTAATTGATATTAAGAAAGGACGGTATATCACATGATCGGATCAAAGAATATACCTGTGTCATACGATTATATAAACGCGTATAATCACCAGTACAGGCCCTCAACGATACATGTCAAGGAAACAGGGCTTTCATGGTATTTTAAACGCTATCTGATACAGAAAATAATTAGCGTGTTCAAATTCGAGGGGATCCCGGAAAACTGGGCGACAGATTACTTTTTATATACGCTTTTCGTTTTCGGTTATTGTGCTGTTATCAATACTAATAAATATGGCATAATACCGCAGCATTGCACGTTATCAGGCTATAATATCTATTACAGACCCAACAGGGCTATTATTACAAATCCTCTCTTTAAGAGGACAATAGAGGCCCACATCGGCCGTGATACGGAGCTTGTGAGAATGTCTCCGGACTGGTGCGGGGTCTGGGATATAGTCGAGTATTATGCGGATCTGATGGCGCTTACATCGGAAACGATTGCAGTAAATCTTATAAACTCGAAATTTTCCTATGTTTTCGCAGCTGAGGACAAAACTAGCGCCGAGAGTTTAAAAAAGTTATACGATCAGATCGCAAGCGGTGAGCCTGCAGCTTTTGCGGATAAGAAACTGTTTACGGCTGACGGTGAACCGTCATGGGTTGTGTTCACTCAGAACTTAAAACAGAACTATATCGCAGGCGACTTACTTGAGGATCTTGCTAAAATCGACAGCAGATTTAATACCGAGATCGGAATACCTAATGTTAATATTGCTAAGGCGTCAGGCGTCGGAGCTGCTGAGGTAATGGCGAACAACATCGACACGCAGTCAAAAGTGGCGTTGTGGCTGGACACCATAAGAGAAAGCCTTAAGAAAGTAAATGATATGTTCGGCCTGAATATATCTGTATCACTCAGGTTTGAAAACGAGGAGGTTGTAACAGATGAGCAGAGGGGCTAAATTATCAATCATGGGATTGTATAACTATGATCCGGACGTGTTCGCAGGGTTTTCAGTCCCGGACGGCATGGATAAAGACGTTGTAATAAATGAAATAGTCATGCAGTGCGCCGAGCTTGAACTATTATATCCCTCTTATAATCTCATGAAGATCGCTATCGCAAACTGGACGAAAGTTGAAACTAAAATATGGGAGAAACTTTGGGCCACTGAAAACCTTGAGTATAACCCCATATGGAACGTTGACGGCAAGATAATCGAAAAAGGAAACGCAGGTAGTATCGGATCCACTAAAGGATACAATGAAACTAACTGGCTGGATAATTCAAAGCTCGCAGCAAACGACGAGCGCGAGACGATCAGGACCGGAAACATAGGCGTAACGACTACGCAGAGCATGATAAAAGAGGAACGCGATGTTGCGGAATTCTCGACAGTATGGTATATTGTAAATAGCTTTAAAAAGCGCTTTTGCTTGATGGTTTACTAAAGGAGGTAGACAGATGAATAAACTTTACAGCGTTCACGATCATTGGACGGATATAGACAAGAAAAACGACGTTGATATAGAATCTATCGACGGAGTTATAACAGGGATCAAAGTAAACGGAGAGGACTACGGCGGTACATCATGGACGGAAGTATTTTCCGGTGATGTTGTAACGTCCGGAGAGTCTGCACCATTTAGCGGCACAATCAACGCAGTATTAAGCGGAGCCGATACGATCAAGGTATTCTATAACGACGGCGTATATATTTTACCTTTACAGGTTACAGATGACGGAATGTTTTACGGAGCAAATCCCAGCGGGTACCCCAATAACATTGATTTTAGCCAGATCCCATTTTTAATTAAGGTTGGCGAAGTCGACACTGCATTATATACATATACTCCCGGCCCGCAGGATCTGACTATATTAGAGCCGCAGAGTGGTGGCGGGGAAAGTGATTTATCTATCGCTACTTTGACATTTACAAATGGAGAAGGGTCTGTACTGGGTGCAATAGCAGACGATGGAGATAACCGTAGTATAAATAATTCGTTCGGCGACATTATAAAAATAATCCTCTATAAAGGACAGGCATTGATAGAAATAGACGGAACTATCGAAAGCACATCGGGGAATATCGAGGATTTAGGCAAAGAAGGGTGGCTCGTAACAGGTGATTGCACCGTTACAGTTAGTGGTGGCGGTGGCTCGCCTGAATGAGTGGGTATAAATAGGAAACCAATCTCATAGCATTTAAACAGCACTTAGAAAGGAGTTAAAATATCATGTCTATTTTTAATGAATTTCCCTATACAAATTTTCACGAATTAAATCTTGACTGGCTTATTAAGGCCGTGAAAGAAGCAGTGAACACTGTAACAGATTTTACTGCAAACTGGGAGGATAAAGTAAAAGACGACGTTAACGAGTGGCTGGATAACCACCCGGAGGCTACAACAACAGTGCAGGATAATTCTTTGACAGTAAATAAATTCACGCCGGAACTTAAGCTGCAGACGGTCAAGGACTATGTAACGCCGGAAATGTACGGCGCTGCGGGTGATGGATCCACAGACGACACGGCAGCAGTGCAGGCCGCTATAAACAGCGGAAAGCCTGTCGGCCTGCTTAAATACTATAAAGTTTCAGCGCCTCTAACAGATGTTAGTAATATGTTCGGTTTATCCGGAGTTCTGGGTGGTATTATCTGGGACAATGGCGTGCAGGGAGGATCTAACCTGTTAACGATCAAGACAGGACAGCCCGCATATTTATCAAACATCAGGCTGAATTTTGGAACGCAGAACACATTAAGGCACTCACTTAACGCAGAGGGCTGCAGCTATGTTTTTATCGATCACTGCGAGATCGTAGGCGGCAGCGGTTACGCACTTAAGATCTCAAACGCGCATGATGTATTTATCACCAATACAAAATTTGCTGATGTCTATGGCGCTACAGGGAACCCCGGCGGTGCTATCTATGGGCAGGCTTTCCATGACGTCATAGTATCCGGCTGTGTGTTCGAATCACTTTATGATCACGCGTTATACTGTGCGGGAGACTCCGGCGATGTTTACAACGTAGTATTTGCAAATAATACATGTCAGGCCTGCGGACGTGGGAACCTTACGAACGGAGCTGCGGTGGCGATCTACGCCAGCACACACGATGTTGCGATCTCAGGCAATACGATGATCAGCTGCAAGTCCGGAGTGTATGTCGGTAAATATGCATCTGCGCAGACAGTGCCTCGTGATATTTCAATATCAGGCTGCACGTTCAGATCATGTAATGAGAACGGCATTATGCTTGAGGGGCTTGCGAGTGCGAAAATTGATCTTATAACAATTGAGGGCTGCACGTTTCACGGAGTAAATCAGGACGGTATACGGCTGTTACACGCTGACAGATGTATTATTGCTAATAATACGATCTTTAACGTTACACGTTACGGAATCGTAATCGGAGAGGGCGTTTATAACCTTGTAAACTCTAACAACCTGAGGAATGTTAACGACACCGGTATCATGATCGGATACCCAGAGGCCGCTAACAATAATCAGATTTCAAATAACGTCGTTACAACGTCCTCCGGCGTTACCGGCGTGTATGTCAGACAGTCAACCGGCAATAGACTCTTTAATAACTATGCTAATGGCTATCAGACTAACTTTGTTACCGGCGGTGTGGACGAGATGAACATAGCAAGCTCACTCTATCAAAAGTCAATCTGGTTCCAGTCCGGACCTAATCAGTCGCAGTATCACAGCGTAGGAGATATAGTCATCAGTGCGGCACCTGTAGCGGGACAGCCTGTTATGTGGATCTGCACAGCTGCAGGTAATCCCGGAACGCTAAAAGTGATTGCTACGGCAAGCGCTTGACAAAATAACGCGACAGGCGTATAATAATAGTGCTACCGGAGATCTCACATATCAATACCAAGATTTAAGGCCTCCCGCTTGGGTGCATGCAAGAAGCGTGCCAAGTGGGGGGTCTTATATTATGAAATTATTACGTATTCTC